CGTCTTGATCAGCCGCTCCACATCCTCGGGAGGCATGTCGATCCAGGTCGTGGACACAGGCAGGCCTGCCGATGTCTTGGCCGTGTGCTTGAGGCCGATGAGCGTCTTTCCGTCCACAACGCTCGTGCGCACGCTGGTGAACTGAAGGAGGGGCGTGGGAGTCATGGTGCGATGGTGGCATGGAAAGCCCACTCATGGCTGACTGTCGTTCAAATCTCGAAAGGCTTCCGGTCTTGGCCTTCGATCCACCGAGGAGCTCGGCCACGGCCCGTCCAAGTCTCACCTGTCTTGGGATTCCGGTAGCGCACGTTTGCAGGCTTGTCGGGAACAAACAAGTCGTCGGGCTTGAGATCGTGATCCTTCACCAGTTTCCTGGCGTCATCAATCGCATCAAGTTTCCTGGCGCCATAGTACTCAGCGATCTTTGCATCCAATGCTGCTCGCTCACGCATAAGGGCTTTGTACTTCGAGGACATGTCTTTAGTGCTCCGGCCAAAAATCTGCAACGTTCCGCACCGTGGTAGCTGAGGGAGGTTGGCTACTCCTCAGAGGCACGTGCGCCATGCCGATGACCGGCAAACAGCGTGCCTTCCATGAGGTCTGGCCCACAAAGAACAAAGCCCGCGATTGCGGGCCTTTGGTCAGACTTCAAAAGCTGTTCGGTCCACAGCGTCCTTGATCCAGTTCGGCGGCTTGCCCCGGCCGGTCCAGGTCGCGCCCGTGGCTGGGTCGCGGTACTTGGCCACGCCTGCACCGACGGGCGACTTGCGTTTGCCCGAGCTGAACACGTCGTCTGCCGTGAGGTTGTAGTCGGCCACCAAGGCGCGGACCTTGGCGATCACGTCGGCCTTTTCGACCTTCAGGACTTCAGCAATGCGTGCTTCGATCTCTGCTTTTTGTTGGAGGAGCGTCTTGTAATCAGGTGTCATGGCTTTTTCATCGGTTGTATGCTAGCGATTTGCATTCTAGTCACATAAAGCGGGCATATGACAGCCCGCGAATGCAAGCAGCCACACTTTCTGAACCCGCCAAGAAAAATCCCTCTCGGGCTACGATGGGTGCTCCTACACAACCATCCCGAGAGGGCGAAACCGATGGAGTCGCACACCTTTGTTGAGTCCGATGCGCTGCTGAAGGGATCCTACGACACCTCGACACACGTGATGCGTCTATGGTTCAAGAGCAACCCGGATCGGGCTTACGACTACCCGAAGGTGCCGACGCATATCTGGAACGAGTTGAAAGCGGCCCAGTCGGCAGGCCGGTACTTTCGCCAGAACATTCAGGACCAGTACGGAGAGCCGCGCGCTCCAGCAAATCCATGGCGACGTCGATAGCGGCCCGCGCCCTGGCGAAATCTACAGTCCAGCTGGTGTCTGGCGACAGGGGTAAGTCAGGCCGATCGGTGGCCACGCAGCCGCCGTGGAAGTCGAACTCACGCCGCGCGAGCAGCAGCACGTCGCGCACATAGGCCAGGTCGGCGTCGGCTGGCCGCGCGCCCGCTTCAGCCCGCCGCGCCGCGGCCCTCGCACGACGCACCGCGCCCAGGGCCACGCAGACCAAGACAAGCACCAGGAGTAGTGCACCGGAGAGGATGAGAATGGAGAGATGTGCCATGCCCCAGTGTCAGCACCGGGGCGGCTGGGAGCGAACCCTACGCAGAGCGCTCGTGGATGTTAAAGCGGCGCCGGCAGCTTGTAGCGGTCCGTGCTGCTCGAGAGGTATGACTGGTCGGAGCCGTCCACACGCAGGGTCTGACCGGCGAGTTTGAACACCCTCCCACCTTCAGCCTCGTAGCCGCCGCCTTCGGAGTAGGTGCCGTGCGTGACCTCTCGGAAAACCTGGACGGTGACTGCTGCTCCGTCGGACTCGCGAGTTGCGTGGATGGTGCCAATGGGTCGAAGGCTTTTGCGCGTCATGGCGTGCATGAGAGTTGAGGAAGGCCCAGTCTACGATGACTCCATCGCGTGCAAGGGTGAGACGCCCATGTGCAGTCTGAGGCCACCAGCACCCATGGGCTCGATTCCGCGTGGCGCTGTTGCGGCGAACCACATCTCCGTGAACGTGCTCGTCGCGCCCGCGCCCGCGCCCGCGCCCGCGCCCGCGCCGATCATGCTGCTGGCCGTACTGCCGCTGCTGGCGAGGGGTAGCCCAGAAAAGAAAAATCCCGCGTAGTGCGGGATTCCCTGGGCCGGCCGCGCTGGCCGGCTGCTCAGTCATCTGAGTCGTCATCCTTGTTTTTCTGCCGAGCTCTGAAGGCTTGGTAGCCCATCCCTGCGGCGAAGCCGAAGGCCAACTTCGCGAGATCCATAACGATCTCTGTCTTGCCGATGTGCAAGGCATACGCCACGAAGAAGAGGGTCATCAACACTATCAGCAGCAAAAACCTTTGGTGGCTTTTGATGCGTTTGGTGACCTCCTCGCGATCATGCTTGCGATCACGCTCTTGAGCCTCAATGCTCTGTCGAGCGACGCTCTGCTTGAGGGAGGTCTCTGCGTTGTCACGCTTGACCTCCTCAAGTCGGATGGCCAGCTCCTGCTTCTGAACCGCCAAGAGATCCTTGACGGTATCTTCGGTCAAAGTAGGGAGCTTGCTGCCGTTACCGTTGCCGTTGTTGCCTCCACTAGTAGCCATGACATGGCGTCAAATCTGACGCTCGATGTCGCTCACGCCCGCGCCGGTACCGGACAAAGAACGCGCCAAAGCCAGGCTTGCCGGGTGTGGGTGGGACAAACTCTGCACGCTCGATGGCGCCAGGGCTCCTCTCTGTGAGCGCGAGGTACTCTTCTGGCGAGAGCATCTCGTTGCGAACTGGCAGCACATCAACAACAAAGGGAGTACGTTTCATCAGTCTCTCCTGCTGGATGTAAGAAGAACGAAGGTACCTATCATCTTCAGTCATCGACCGCAAGGGCCGTCTCATGTATAGCTAATTGATACACATCGTTTAGCGGATAGTAGACAAATTGATCTGTGGATAGTGTGGATAAATAGGCAATAAAAGCTGTTCATATCCACAGACCGATGGACGCCATGACGGCCCCACGGGAGAGCCTCAGGATGGAAAAGTCCACGAAATCCACTATACGGAAGCTCGTGGCTTCAACCTGTAGGCCCATGCAGACCTCGGGCGTGGGCTTGCCCTGTACGGCCCGCGAGCATAGTGCATGCTCGCTGCACATTTCCGAATAGGGGAATTGCGATTCGGTCGATATCCGAAACGCTCGTCGGCGTTTATTGCGCGGCCTGGAATTCCAGCGACCCTGCTACATTCCGCGCATGCGCAGCCTGCAAATCCTGACCATCTTCCTGCTGCTCGCTGGCAACGCCAGCGCGGCCGACTACGCCACCTGCCTCCTGGACAAGCTCCCTGGTGTGAAGAACGCGCCGGCCCATGCAGCCGCGCTGCCCGTGCACCCATCCGCCTGAGGACGGCTGAAGTTTCAGCCGTCCTCGGATGCCAACCAACCACATGTCGAGCAGCTGAGCGGCGCTGGCAAGCGATGCCCAGGTTTTGGGTATCACTTGGGGTGCCGGAAAAATTTCTGACACCCCACGCTCAGTGGAACAGCGGAAGCGAAGGCTGGATCTCTGCCTCCAGCCGCTGGTGCTCCGACTCGAAGTGCGGGATGTCGCGCTTGCGGTCGAGCATGAGCCGGGAACCGAAGGACGCCCGGACCTTGGATTCGACCTCCTGCGCGATGAGAGCCTGCATCTGCTGCCACAGGCCCTTGGCTTGCTGGCTCAGGGCCGTTCGCATGCGGTAGAACTCCTCGACCAGCCGAACCTTGCACTCGATCACGATGGGGCTGTTGCGCAGCATGGAGATCAGCAGGGTTGCCTGCTGCTCGTTCAGCAGCGCGATTTCGGTGGCCTTGGCGAAGCCGCCCTGGGGAAGTGCGACACCCTTTCGGATTTCAAATCTGAGTGGGCCGAAGATCTCCAGACTGGCCCTGTGCTTGCGCACGAGCTTGATGACGCTGGCATGCGGAAGAACGACACCGGCAGCCAGTGCATCTGAGGCCGCCAGCGGCTCCTTGTCGAGCAGGGCAACGATGGGGGTAGGCATTGCTTTCGAGTTCATGGCTCAGCCCTCCACGCCCAGCAGGTTCTTGATGTCTGCCACGCGCCAGCGCAGTTGGCCGCCGTCGCGCACGGGCTGGATGGGGCCATTGCGGCTACCGCAAGACCAGGCGTGCAAGGTCGCGGGGGAACGACGGAGGTGGAATGCCGCTTCGCGGGTGGGGATGGTTTCGCGGGTTTCGTGCGACAAGGCGGGGATGGCCCAAGACATGGCGTGCTCCTTGAACGGGTTGGACAAGGTCTCCCATTCTTTTCATGTCAAGCCTTTTGCCAAACCCTAGACGGGGGACGCCTGCTACAGTCCCGCCAACAGGAGGAGCTATGGGAGCTGTGAAGAGGTTGTTGATCGCCACCGCGCTGGCCGCGCTTGGTTCGCCCGCCCTGGCAGCGGATTACGCGACGTGCCTGCTGGACAACCTGCCCGGGGTGAAGAACGGGCCCGCACACGCTGCGGCGCTGAACCTGTGTGCCCATCAACCTAGGGGCGGGGCTCACTGAAATCCAAGCTTTCGCAACTCCTCACGGCGCTGCTCAAGAGACAGGGACGTGTTGTTTTTGATGGCCAACACCTGCGCACTATCCTTTGCTGGCACGGCCCGCGCTCCACCACCCTCCACCTGCTGCACCTCGCCCGTAACGCTGTTGTGCCGAATGATGCTGCCCTGGCTCGTGGATCCGTCTGCATTCTTGACTGCCGGGGTGACCGTGACTTTCCAGGGCGAGGGATCGGCATCGCCCCGAATCGCGCGCATGGCCTGTTGAGCCTGCTGCTTCTGCTGTGGCGTGGCGTTGGGGTCAAGGAGCGTGTTGCGCAGCGTCTCTTCCTGGGCGGCGGCCCGTGTCTTGAACCCGCGTGCGACCTGCTCGCCCTGCAGGCGCTGCTGCTCGATGCCCACGCGCATGCCCGTGCGCCCGGTTTCTCCTGCCTGCTGCATAGCCTCGCGCTGGAGCCCGCCGGCTTGCTGCATGTCTTCGCGCATGAGGCCTGCGTTCTGGCGCATGGTCTCGGCTTCCAGGCCTGGCTGGGCCTGGCGCAGAACCGCGTCGGTGCCCAGCATGGCACGGTACCGTTGCATGTCCGGGCTATTCTCAGCCCCACGGCCGCCAAAGCGCCGGGTGTTGGTGATGGAGCTGGCCGACACCTCGGCATTGCGCAGGTCGTTGCGAGATTGCCAGTCGTTGCCAGAGTGGGCGATGGTGGGCGTGCGAAAGCCCGGAAAGCCCAGGCGCGGCTGCTCGACCTCGGTGCGCTGGCTAGGCGTGAAGCCGCGCGCTGTCGATTGTGCGGCCAGGTTCTCGCCGGCCGCGTCGTTGCGTCGCGACGGCAAGCCGCGCGGCTCGTTGCCCAGCGCCGCGCCCTGTGCGCTGTCGGAGAAGCTGTTGCCCTGGCGAAAGATCCCGGGCTGGACTTCCTGTGGCGCCGCCGAGCTGGGCGGGCCCATGGTGCTGCCGGCGGATGGCGTGGCCTGCGGCGAGGTGGCCGTGGCTGCTGGAGCTGTGGATGGCGTGGGATTCACACCTGTGGAGGCCGCAGCAGGCGTCGAAGCCGCGGCACCACCGCCAGCGATCCCGGCACCACCGGCCAGCGCGCGCGGGGCATTGAGGCCAGAGTTGAGCGCGCCGCTGATGGCCCCGCCAGTTCGCGCGATGGCACGGGCGCTCCCACCCAGCGCACCGGGCACAGCATTGGCCAGGTTCGACACATTGCGGCCCAGTTCTGTGTTCATGGGATTGGACTGGGAGCCGTCTGGAGCCGGAGCCTTGGGGTAGCCGTCGGTCGGGATCTGGTCCTCTGGCGCACCACCATTGGCGAAGAACACCTTGGGCTTGAAGCCGCGCGGCACGAATGCCTGTTCGGGTGCTGGAGTGTGGGTGGCATCGACGGCGGCCTGCAGCGCGCCAGCGCCGCCCATGGCGTGCACGGTATCGGGAGGCAGGACAAACTCGCCAGGCTTCACCATGGCGGGGATGGAGTCGGGCGCCTGGTTCTGGGCCTGGGCCAATGCAGCCCGCTGACCGGGCGCAAAGCCACGGGGCCCTGTGTATTCAGGCGGTTGCTCCGTGCCGGAGGCTTTCCTGGGAGTGAATCCGCGCATTGCGAACCTTTCAGCACCTGCTATGGCAGATGAATGACGTTGGTGTGTGGCTGGTCATGGCGCGTGGCCCGACGCAGGTCCGAGTCCGGCCGCATGCCGAAGTAGCCTTCAAAGACCGAGTACGACTGCTGCGACTTGCCTGGGTCGAAGCCATCCGCATCAGGTTGCCCAAACGCGCGGTACAGGGCCCAATGCACGAGATAGGCATGGTGGGCCTCATGGATCTCGGGTTTGTCGTGGCAATGGGTCAGCTGTTTGAGGGGCAGCCGATAGGCCTCAAGCCGAAGCATCCCGACCTCGCGCGGCGTGGGCACCAGGCGAAGCCGCGTCTCGCTCTGGATGGCGAAGCGAGGCTCATCGCTGCAGCGGTCGCGCCAGTGCGGATCCTTGCGATCCAGATACTCCCGAGACACCACCGACAGCTCGCGGCCTTCGCTGGCCGATGCGCCGACAAACCGCAGATGGGCGATCTCGTAGACCTTGGGGTGCAACTGGTAGCTGGCAATGTCGGCCGCGACGGCGATCTCGCAGACAGCCGGCGTGGAATCGTCCAGCAGCAGGCGGCCGCGCACTGCCGCTTCCGACTGGGCTTCATTGAACCAGCCCACGACCTGGGTCTCGCCCCAAAGATATGGCTCCTCCACATCCTTGGCGTCGCATCGAAACAGGGCGATCAGGTCCTGAAGAGTCATGGCGCGCTGCCGTACTGGTCGACCATGCCACGAACCCGCTCGCGCATCTTGTCCAGACCCAGGTTGCCCGGCAGATCCAGCTTGTAGGTCTGCTTGGTCCAGTCGCGCAGCGCCTGCTTGTCCATCTTCTCAATCTGCTGCAGCACGTTGAAGCGGGCCTCTTCCTGCACGCGCCGCTCGTCCTCGGACTTCTTCGCGGCCTCCAACAGCGCAGCGGTGTCGTCGGGCTGCTGAGTCGGCACCGGCGTTGCAGCCAGTCCAACGCCCTCCCCTTCAGGCGCCGCCTCCTGAAAAATATCCGAATGGCGCAGGAACCGGGCCGCCAGCGCAATGGGGACCACACGCGTCTGGCCAGGGTCGAAAGTCAGGCGCGAACGGTAAATGCGGTCGAGGAATGGCGTATCCGTTCCCGTATAGGTGACGGCCTGGGTCTGTGCAACGGTCATGTTGATGTCCTTGGGTGCTCGATGGAAAGCAGCAGGGCCGCAGCCCTGCCCTTTCAGATCACGGGTGCTTACTGGTTGCCCAGACGCTCGCCGTGGACGATCACATCCAGGCGCGAGACCTTGGCGTTGGCCGCGCCGGCGGTCGTAAGCACCAGATAGGCTTCCTTGGGGAGCTTCACGGGCGCCTTGGAGCTGGTGGTGCGCAGGCGCGCGGCCGCGTTCAGCACCAGGCCAGCGCCGAAGTACTCTGGGTCCTGGGGCACGGTGGCGTGGTCCACGCCGTCGATGTAAGTGAAGCCCAGCGAGCCCGTGACGGCCGCAGTCATGGCCGTGGACACGATGACCTGGGCATCTTCGAGCAGCATGCCGGCGGGCAGCTTCTCCAGCACGACCACATCGCCAGCAGCGATGGCAGCATTGGAATCCGCGCCAATGGCCGCGCCTGCAGCATTGGTCTGCAGCGTGGCGCGCAAGGTGGTGAGGTTGCCGTAGGGAGTGAAGCCGCCGAACTGCAGCATGCCCAGGCCGGCCTTCTTGATGGTTGCCATGATGGCCTCCTTGAGGTTGGGGAAGTGACGAGGGGCTGGCCGCAGCCAGCCCCGGGGCATCAGCCGCGAGGCTTGATGATGGGCACGGCGGTATCGAGCACCGTCACACCGTGATCCGTGAACTGTTTTTCATCACCGTGGTTGACCGCGAAGCGGATCTTGGACATGCCCAGGACAGCGCCGATCAGCAGTTCCAGCTTGTCGCCGTGGTCCATTTCCTTCTCCGACCAGAAGAAGGGCACGCCGCTGTGGTCCGAGCGGCCGAAGGCCTGGCCCAGCGCCTGGCCACCCAGCAGGATGGCTCGGTCCACCGCGAACTTGTCGGTGAACGATGCAGGCACCACCACCGACGATTCCTGCTCACTGGTGTAGCTTGCGCAGTAGCGCAGCTCGTCGCCAGCGTAGAAGCGGATGGCCTTGGGCATCTTGATGATCAGGATGCCATTCCACAGACCTGCTTCGCCCAGGAACAGTGGATGGTCCTTGGCCAGCCGCGCGCGTGCCATGGCGTTGCCCTGGAACGCGCGGAAGTTCGGGTCCGTGGCGAAGCCGCTGTACTGGGCCGGAGATGCCAGCAGCACGCGGATGGGGCTGTCCGTGGCGGCCAAGTCCTCATCGAACTCGACGGGCGGGGGCGGCAGCGGGATCTGGTCCATCCACGAGCGTACGGCATCCACCACGTCCATGCTCAGCGTGTCCGAGCTGGCGATCACCAACTCGCCCGCGTTGGCCTTGACTTCGCCCACGGCGCCCGCGCCGGCCACGAGGTGGCGATTGCGTGTCGGGGCCTTCACCCGGTTCACCATGATCTCGGAGAACTTGGGGTGCGATGCCAGCGGCACGCGCCATTCGATCAGGTGGTCGTTGAAGCCGCGCGCGCCGGCCAGGTGGACCAACGTCGAATGCTCGATGTAGTCATCCATCAGGCGCTGGGCCTTGGGGCGGCCGAACTTGCGCAGGTCGTATGGCGTGCGGATGCGCGACATCTGATCGCCCATGTCGACTGGAAAGCGCGCCTGGTTCACACGGAACCGCGCGTTCTCGTAGCTCGTGCCCACGCCCTTGCCCTCGGCAAACTCGCTGCCCATGATGGGGTAGCTGCCGATGGGCTGGTCAAGCTGGAACTCGACCTCGTCGCCCTTGCCTTTACCCAGATCCTCGGCACGCACGATGGGCATCGTGGGCTTGGTCTGGCGCTTGGTGCCGGCCACGGCATCCGCCTCAGTCGGCATCTTGCCAGTCAGGCGGTTCAGCGTTGTGCGTCGCTGCATGCAGGTGTGGAACACGCCCACGGCCTGCTGAATCATGGTCCCTGGGTGACCATAGGGGGTGATGGTCTTGGTGGTGGACACGATGGACCTCCTTTACATCTGTTTGTTAAGCCAGGCGGTGATCTGCTCGGGCGTCTTGCCCTCCATTGCGTAATGCAGATCCACGCCACTCAGTTCGGCCATCCGCTCATCCGGCGACAGACCATCCACGCGCCCGCCAGGAATGCTGGAGAGACTCGAGGGAGGGCCGGCCCGCACGGCTTCAGTGGCGGCCTTTGCTGCGGCTTTAGGGTCCGCAGCGGGTTGAGACGAGGGTTTCTCGGTCGCCGCCTTGTAGGCGTCGAACACCTCCACGATTTCGGCGGACGTACCGCCGGTCTTCGGGTCGAACAGGCCCCAATAGGCGTTGCGGACCACGCTGGGTTGCGAGTCCACCCACGCCTTGAACTCAGCGCTCTCGACGATGGAGTCCGCGTTGGGGTGCGCCGTGTAGATGGCGTCCAAATGGGCATCGGAGGAGGACTTGGACTGCTGCTCGCGCAGCGGCTGCAATTCCTTCTTCAGTTCCTGCTGCAGTTCCGCGCGCAGCTCATTGCGGAGCTGTTCACGGGACTGCTGGTGGAGCTTGAGCAGCCCATCCCGCAGGCCGGCTTCGGAGAAGTCGCCGAAAAGGTCTGCGTCCGCGCCCGCCTCGATGGCCGCTTGCACTTCGGCGGCCATGGTGTCGGTCTTGGTCGGGGCCTGTCCGGCGTCTGCCCGCGCCTGGGCTTCGGCCTGCAGGGCGGCCAGCTGCTGCTGGGCGTTGTCAGCGGTGGCCTGGGCCTCATCACGCTGCTTGCGGATCTTCAGCACCTCGTCAAAGGAGATGGTGTGTTTGCCGTCCCGCGCCAGGACCACGGTGTTGTCCGCGGTCTGTTCGGCTTCAGAAACGACCTTTGCGCCATCAGTGCCGCCCGCAGCAGGTGCAGCCTGCTGTTCGCTTGTGGTGCCAGCTTCGGTGGCGCCTTTGTCATCCGGTGCAGCGGTGGTCGCGGGCGCGCCACCAGTTTCCGGCTTGTCGCCGGTATCGCCCGATTCCGCCAGTGCCAATGCCTGGGCGGCCTGCTCCGGCGTCAGTGCGCCGTCGATAGTGCTGTAGAAACTCTCGTTTGATGTCGTCATGCCTGTCCCGCCACATATCGCCGTGGCCGCAAAGGGCCAGCAATCCGGTGCGGCACCTGGGCGCCGCGCCATCTGCTCTTGAATCCGCAGCACCGAAGCGCCGCGGCCTTCGCCACGGCGGCATGCGCCATGGCTTGCAGGCAGTGTCAAAAAGCGCGCGAGGAAAGACCAACCCTAGACAGAGCGGCAAGAAAAAGCCGCCCGAAGGCGGCTGGAATAGAACTGCTGGCGGTCAGGCGCCAGGCGGCAAGTTGTCGCCATCGGTGGGCGTCTCGATCCCCTGCATGCCGCGCGCCGGCTCCTGCGGGATGGGCGGGAATGCAGGGCTGGTGCTCTCGCGCACCTGGTCGGTGTCGTCGGCCGCGCCCGGCCCGCCCGGCCGCGGCGCGGGGCCGCCGGCCGCCACACCCGGCACCGGAAAGTCCGGATCGTCGCCCCCTGGGTTCGGCTTCTGGTAGCCGGCTCCGGTCATGATCGCATCAGCGATGGGCGCGATGGCCGGATTCATCGCGACCTGGGCGCCGCCCTGCATCGCCGAGAAGGCGGCCTGCACGCCCACCTGCACGGCGTCGGCCATCACCTTCTTGATCTGGGCATCCGTCAGACGCTCCTTCATCTCCAGCTCGCGCGCCTTGAGGTCGTGCCCGGCCTTGGCCAGGGCTGCCTGCACCTCCTGCTGAATGCGCTGCTCAACCTGCTCGGGAGATTCCTGAGCGGCAGCAGCCTTCAACGCATCCACCAGCTGCCGCTTGAACGGCACATCCATCAGGCTGGCCATCATCGGCATGGTGACGGCTTGGAACTGGGGCGGCATGGACTTGACCACCTCGCTCATTGTGCTCAGCTGCTGCGCCCGGAATGTGCTGCTGCTGGGCACGTCCTCCAGGCCCACCAGAAGGCGGGTGCGCTGCAGGTCGTTGGACAGATAGGGGATGCCTGTTACCGGATCTTCCTCGGGCTTGTTGATGGTCACAGCCCGGTCTGCCGTGATGGCATCGCCCTCGATGATGATCGTCTGCTCATCCTGGCCCAGGTCCTGAACGATCATGCTCATCAGCAGCTCGCCCACCATGGTGCGGCTGGTCTTGAAGTTGCCGATCATGTACGCCAGCGACTGATTGGCCTGCTCTACCTGGGTCTGCTCCTGCACGCCACTGGTGGCAGTGCCGCGCCGCCCCGAGAAAGCCCCGGCAGCCGCCGGGTTCACGCGCTCGATCGCGCGCCGGGCGTTCTCCAGCTGCTCAAGCTGCTGCGCCGTGGCCTGAAAGTCCCGTTCGACCTTGAATCGCGCGCCGTTCTGCTGCATGTGCGCGGCGTTCAGCACGATGTCGGCATCCGGGCGGCCAATGGTGCGCCGGAACTGGTCATCAGTCATGTCCACTGCGCCCTTGGTGCGCTCGGTCCGGAACGCGCCCATGCCCCAGCGAAGCCGCGAGTTCCCGTTGTTCAACGTGTCCTGCATGTCCAGCAGGTTGCGGATGTAGCCATAGGGCACGTTGGTGCTGTCTTCCCTGAATCCCCAGAAAGGCACGTATGGGAAGTGGCGGTGGGCATAGGGCGTGGGCCCGTCGAACAGGACATGCGGGCCCAGCCAGTAGCTGCGGCGGATCTTGGCCACCGTGGCGCGCATGGACTTCGCGGCCTTGTTGACCAGGGCATAGACATGGGCCGGGTTGTTCTCGTCGTACTCGACCACGCGCCCGTCCGGGCTCTTGAGCACCACAACGTCAGACCAGCGGCGGTACCAAAGCTCGGTCAGGCAAACCTCTTTGCTGACGGGGTTGTGCCAACGGTCCTCCATGGTGGTCCATTCCCGAGCCACGTTCCAGGCCCGCGACAGGCCCGTGCTCGCGCCCGCGTCCATGGTGTCGTACCCGCTCCACCAGTTGACGCCCGCGCGCCCGAACTGACGCACAAGCTCCTTGTGCTCCGGGAAGACGCGCGCGATGCGAGAAGGATGCATCCAGCGCTGGCGCCGCAGCCAACGCGCATCGCTGAGGTCGGGCTTGATGGAAGACCAGTCCCAATGGATCTCATTGCGGTGAATGGCCAGGCACTGGTAGGGGTAGCCAAAGGGATCATCGGACCGGCTGACCTCAGCCCAGCCAATGCCCACGCCAATCTGGGGGTAGAAGGCATCGCTGCAGGCGTCGTCTGCCTTGGCATTGCGCTCAGCCTCGTTCAACTTGAAGTTGATGGCGTCGGCCACATCCTGGCCGCCCGGCTGGCCATTCGGGGTCACGCGCCAGTCCGTCCGTGTGGACTTCTCGTAGCCCCGGATCCCCTCCAGGCTGCCCGCGATCAGGTTCTCGCGCACGACTGGTATGCCCTGGGACTTCATGTGCCGAATCAGCTCCGTCTCCAGCTGGTTGCCGTCGGCATAGTCCATCTCACGGTCGGCCGTGCGGCGCCAGGCCCGGGGCTGGGCATCTATCTCTTCGTGAATGGACCGATATTCGGCAAGGGTCAGGGGCACATCGCCGTCGGGCGTGTCCACGGGGTCAATTTCTGCGTAGTTCTGGGCGGTGCTCATGGTGTCGTCCTCAGTAATAGACCGGGGCTGGCGCCTCTTGGTATTCGCCGATGGCGGCATTCGTCATCAGATCCACTGCCTGGCCGATGTAGCGGAACATGTCCGCGCCGTGGCTGAACTCGTCATGCATGGGGCCCATGGGCTCGTCCGTCTTCTGGTGGATGTCCCGCCGATACCGCCGCAGGCACTCGATCAGCCGCGCGGTCTTGGTCTCGTCGAAATAGCAGCGGGGGAAGATCATTCGCGCGCCCTTGATGCCCTCTTCCACGTTCATCGCGCTCAGCACCACAACGCTGCGCCGTCCCATGGCCGTGAGCTGCTGCTGAGTGCTCTTGCCGGTCTGGAAGTTCTTGGTGCGGCCGTCGTGCGGCAGAAAGTCAGTGCCCCAACGGAACGAGCGCTTCTCGATCTGGGCCACATACCAGTCCAGGGTCCGATGGCTGTCCTCGATGTAGTCGATGACACGCAGGTCCTGCGGCCCGCGCTGCACAAAGCCAATGGTCATGGCGTCATTCCAGCCCAGGTCCCAGATCGTGTGCACCGGCAAAGTCGGGTCGTACGGCACGGGGCAGATCCGCTTTTGCTCGTACAGGGCCTCGATCTCGTGACGGTAGATGGACCCCGCCGACACGCGGCGCGGCTTCCCTTCCCAGATATGGGGGTAGTCTTCGGGATTGGTGGCTCTGTACTTGCGGCGCTCCTGGTCCAGTACAGCCGGAAACCATGGGTTGTCGCGCCAGTTGATCTCGCAGACCCAGGTGTCCGGGCTGGGCTTGTCGATGAAACGGACATAGGTCTCGTCCGTGTCCATGTCCGGATTCAGGGTCATCCAGATCTCGGAGCCCTCCTTGCGAATGGTCGGAATCAGCACATCCCAGGACTTCTTGCTCACGCCGTGGGCTTCTTCCACCCACACGAGATCCACGCCCTCAAAGGACTTGATCGAGTCCACGGTGTGGCTCTGCAGGCCGGTGAACAGGAACAGCGAGCCGTTGGCGCCGCGAATCTCGGTATCGAGCACTTCGAAGAAGGACTCCAGTCCCATTCGAACAATGGCATCCTTCAACAGGCGGTGCACCGAATCGCGCATCGACTTCTGGACTTCGCGCGCGCACAGCACACGCAGAGGCCTGTCTGCCGCCATAACCAGCAGCACCGAAGCCACGGACCAAGACTTGGCGCCGCCCCGGCCGCCGTGCATCACCTTGTAGCGGCGAGGCAGCCAGATGTCACGGAGCTTCTCGGGCAACTGCAGGAGCGCATGCGGGGCATCAATCATCGCCGTCCTCCTGCCGCACAGGCGGCTTCACGAACTCCACGGTGACACGAGGAGGAGCGCCATCGCCATTGGGCCCTTGCCCAGGCCCTGTCTTCGGGTCCATGCCGAATGCCTGCCGCTCCATGTCCACCAGGATGCGCAGGGACTCGGCCAGGGTCTTCATGGACTTGCCACGCTCAGGCAGGCTGATGACCTTCATGTACAGGTCATTGAGCTTGTCCTGGCCGTTGTCGTCGGGCTGGCGCATCAGCTCGCCCAGTTCCTCGAGGAGTGCAACGTTCTCGGCACCGACCATCCGCTCCAGTTCATCCATCAGGCAGTTTGTGACCCGCCGTGCACGATGGATGTCGCGGCGATGGGCCAGGCGGATGTCGGCCACAGCCTGGGCGTTGGCATCGATGACGGCGCGTTCCCGAAGCTTGGTATCCATGGATACCTGGCTGGATACCGCCTCCCTGGATACCAAGGCATCAGCCTTGGCCTGGATCTTTACACCCAGGTCGCGCTCCCATCCATCACGCTTGGCGCGCTTGTTGATAGCACCATGGGTGATGCCGTTCTCGTCGGCGATCTGGCGGAGGGTCTTGATGCCGGCCCGGTAATCCAGCTCGATACGCTCCCAGTCGGCCGGGGCGCTGGTCGCCGCGCGGCTGGCAGGCGACGCAGCGCCTGCGGCCGATTTCGCAGCCGTAGGCTTCTTGGGTAGAGGTTTCTTTGGAGGCTCGGACTTGCCGGCAGGACGTTGGGCCATGGCCGGAAGTGTTCCGGCATGGCCTAGGGCCGTCGAACCCTAGCCGGGGTGACGCATCACCCCAACGGCTACCTGCCGAAATTCAGACCAGCAGCTGGTCCTGCATCAGCAGATCGCCCTGGCGCGGGTCAGCCTTGCGCTGGACCTTCAGCGCTTCCACCTTGCGCTCAAGCGCTCTCCGTTTTGCCACCTCCTCCAGCAGTTGGTCCTGCAGCTCAGTGACGCGCGCCAGGGCCGTGTGCTCGAGCGCGATGCCGGCATAGGCTTGGCCCACCATCCCGCCTTCGGTCCTGCTGAAGTGGACTACATGCTCTCCGATTTCCAGGATGGATCGCCCATCGGTCAGGTGCGTGACCGTCACAGCGCGCGCTGGACCATGCTGGTGCACAGGGCGATAGCACTGCTTCACCGCCGAAATCATCCCCTCGCCGCGCAGCACCTTGATGCGGTCGTCCACGGTGGTGAGGTTCAGGCCCGTCATCTTGTGGATGCGGTCGCGCGTGGGCTCTTCCCCGGCCTCATGCAGCTGGCGGATCGCTTCGTAGACCTGCGTTAGCGTGGGTACGGCCTCGACCGCGCCAGTGTCCGGATTGCCGCCGGCTGTCTTGTGGATGGTGCTGGTGGTGGCTTGGTTCATGCGGTTTCACTCCAGAGGGGCAGGCGTTTTGGCCATTGGCCGGATTCGAGGATGGTGTGGCGGGTGATGCGGCCCCATTCGAGGCCGTAGTCCCGATGGGCTTCGCGGCCGCCATCAACAAGGCGGTATTGGTCGTATGGGATGTGACAGCCTTCAATGCCTGGGCGAGCGCAGCAGAGCGGGAAGCCTGTGCGGTCATCTGTCTTCAGGCCCATGCCCTTGCCGAGGTTCAGGTGCGCGTGCTGGGAGAACCCGCAGACGCCGCACCACATGCACGGGAGCGCGGCGACGGCGCGGCGGTAGGCCTCGCATTCGAGAAGCTCAGCCTTGGGCACGACCAAGCCCGTGCTGGCCGCGCCCATCACTACGACGCTGGCGCACACCATGCCGGCAGTCGCGCGGGCACTGTCCATGGCGCGGGCCGCGCGCTGCGCCAGAAGGTCCTCGCGGTCCTCAACCTGGGCGGCGGATGGCAGCCGGCGGCCAAAGCTGCGGCGGGGCCAGGTGCTCCGGTTCTGGATCATCGGATGTCGCCCTCCAGGCCCACATCCACGAGGAA